GAAGCCTTATCGGGTGCGGTCGTTCCTTTTATCGACAAAATTACAGAGTTGCTAGATAGGTTTAATAAAATGGAGCCAGCACAGCGCAAGCAAATTGTTAGATGGGCGACGATGGCGGCAGCAGTCGGACCTGCTTTACTGATTTTTGGCAATGTAGTGACTATGGTTGGCAAAGTTGGTGGAGCGTTTACCAGTCTAGGAAGGTTTGCAAGTATTGCAACAAGAGGTTTTTCAGGGCTTTCGGCAGGTGGCGGGGTACTTAGGACCGCAATAGCGGCAATTGCATCACCTGCGGGCATCGTCATGGCAGTATTAGCGGCAATTGCTATCGTAGTTCTTGCGGTGGCGACGAACTTCAAAACCTTTAAATCTGTTATAAATTCAGCATCTCCAACCTTCAAGAAGCTGCAAGAAAGCTTTAATAACTTAAAAGCAAAAATCGAACCCCTCATCCCCGTGATTCAACAAGTAATCGCTGTAGTTGGAAAGGGTATCGCCTCAGCTGCTGGCGTGGCGGTGGCGGCACTTGCAAGGCTTTTAAGCGGCGCAATGACTTATATTAGTGGTGTTATAGATGTACTTTCGGGGATAATTAAGTTTGTCACGGGAGTTTTTACGGGTGACTGGCAAAAAGCTTGGGATGGTATTACTCAAATCTTCAGGGGCTGGGCGAGTATGGTAAAGGGCGTTATTGACGGAGTTGTTGGCGGTATTACAGAGGCTCTCTCGGCAATAATTAATTTCGTAGGTGGCGTTTTTGCGTCTGGTTGGAAAAACGCTTGGGACGGTGTTACTCAAACTTTTAGGGGTTGGGCAAGTGTGGTAAAAGGTATTATCGATAGCATAAAAGGTGCTATTGACGGACTCGTTGAGAGAGTCAAAGCTGTAGGTAACTTCATTTCAGGTGGCGAGAGTAAAATGCCAAAGGTAACAACAATATCTGCAAAAGCCACAGGCGATCTTAACTGGATGGGCGGACTTGTTCAAGTAAGCGAAAAAGGCGGAGAGATTATAGACTTGCCACATGGTACAAGAATTTATCCGCACGATGAGAGTGTCAGAATGGCAAAGGGTACAGGCGGCACAGTTTTAAATATTCCGAAACTTGCTGACCAAATTATTGTAAGAGAAGATGCAGACATTGAAAAAATCGGCGATGCTATAGCAAAGAAGATTATGGCCTCTAAGAGCAACAGAGGAGGTATGAGTTTTAGTGCAAATATGGCTTAAGGGTGGCGCACCGATGCGCTTCCCCGTACTTCCTGGTGAGTACAAAGTGCAAGGAAGTCGGGGAATTGAAACAGTAAATATTAATGCGGTCGGCGAAACCGACTTAGGCGGAATGAGGGGGCTGAGAACGGTCTCCTTTTCTTCCTTTTTTCCAAAAAGATACAATCCCTCATATTGTGAATTTAGAGGCATTAAAAATCCGCAGAGATATGTCAAGCAGATAGAACAAATGATGAACGGCGGTATTGTGAAGCTTATCATAACCGGAACGGCGATAAACTTCCCCTGTAGGATATCTTCATTCGAATGGGGAGAAGATGACGGAACGGGCGATATAAGGTTTTCGATAACTCTAAAAGAGCACAGAAAAATTGCAATATCTCAGTCAAGTGTGGTTGCAGAGAGTCAAGTGACCACACAGACAACAAGCGAAGATACAAGCGCAAAGGATACGGCAAAAAGAGAAGATACAAGAGAAAAGCCAAAAACCTACACAGTCAAGCGTGGTGATTGTCTTAGTTCTATAGCAAGAAAGTTGACAGGTTCGTCAGATTGGCATGCACTATATGAGCAAAATAAGGGCATTATCGGAAGCAACCCGAACTTGATAAAAGACGGCACCGTCCTAACAATTCCGTGAGGTGACAAATGAAGATAAACCTTATAAAAGATACAGGAGTTATTTATGACATATCGGGAGCGTGTGCAAGAATAATTTGGAAAGGTTCCGCAAGTGAAGCATCAAGAAGCGTTGATTTTGACTATATCAATGCGCCTTACGACAAAACCGTAAATTTGCCAAGCATCGCAACAGGCGACTACATATCGCTTGAGGATAGCAAAGAAGGCGAAATCTTTTTCGGGCAGATTTTCGGAGTAGAGAAGTCAAGCCAAACAGGTACTATCACTTTTACGGCTTATGACATGATGAAGCACTTGCTTGAGTCGACAGGGCAGTATAACTTTAAAAATTTGACGGCTGAGGCGATAGCTTCTCAGGTGTGCGCGGATATACAAGTGCCTATTAGGCATCTACATCCGACTGGAGTCAATATCGCAAGCATGATATGTGACAAAATGAAGATGTACGACATAGTGATGGCTGCATACACAAAGGCTCATAAAATTACGGGTGATAAGTATTTCGCTATGATATATAAGCGTGGACTTGGTGTATACAAAACAGAATGGGCTGTAAAAGGCTTTACGCTTTCGGAAAATTCAAATATTTTTGCGAGTAGTATCACTGAGAGTATGGATGATATAAAAAACAAAATCTTGATTTTTGACGATAAGGGCAAGCAGATAGGCGAAGTAAAAGATGATGGAAGCATAAAGAAGTTTGGTGTCTTTCAGGAAATTTACAGCAAAGAAGAGGGGGTTGATGCCACAACAGGAGCGAAAAACCTTTTGAAAATTAAGCCGACTCAGGCAATAAAAATATCGGCTATAGGCGATATAAATTGCTTATCTTGCTACTTTGTGGAGGTCAAGGATGCGGCCACGGGCTTATCGGGCAAGTACTGGATATCTTCAGATGCTCACACATTTGAAAACGGTACATACAAGATGGAGCTTGAACTTAGGTTCGACAACTTGATGGATACTAAGAATGCAAAGGATGAGGCTGAAGAGAAGAGAAAAGAAGAGCTCAAGAAAGAGAAGAGAGAAGAAAAGAAGAAAGAGAAGAAGGCTTTAAAAGCTCAGACTAAGAGCGGTACACAGTCGAAAGAAAAGGAAGCTACAAAAGAAAAGAATAAAAAGAAGGGCAAGGGCATGAAGAGAGGCGAAAAGAAGAGGCAAGAAAAGATTGCAGCTATAAGAAAAGCTGTAGCGAAGTCAAGAGCAAGAAACGGAGGTGGATGATATGAGTTGGACTGATGCTTTTTTAGAAAGAGATGATGGCGACACTTCGGCAGGCATACAGCTTGCAGAGATGATAAGCGAAAATTCTTGTAAAATCGGCGACCTTATACTTACATCTGAAGATCTTCTTTTTGATGAGTCTTTGACAGTAAAGCTTGCAAGCACTGTGGCAGGTCAGTGCCCCGAAGGTGGTGCTTTGGTAGATAAAAGCACATATATAAGTCCACTTAAGGCGGGCGACAAAGTGGCGGTGATGAAGGTAAAGGGAAGCGACCCGACCGACTACACATCAAGTCTTTATATCGTGCTTGGAAAGATGGTGAAGCTATGAGTATCTTACCTTCTTTTTTAGAAGAGCTTAGCAATGTAGATATAGCGGAAAGCGAAGAAACTAAGGTCATAGAAGTACCGCGTGAGTATGGCATAGACTTCGCTACAGGACAGCTTACAGGCAAGATTGTAGAAGGCCTTGAGGCTATAAAAGTATGGGTGTGGTTATGTCTACATACTGAAAGATTTAGACACGCTATATACTCTGCAGATTATGGCACAAGCCTAGAGCAATATATCGGACATATGCTCAGTGAAGAGTATATAAATACCGATTGTGAAAGCGAAGTGACGGACGCGCTTCTCATGAATGAATATATCGAAAGTATAGAAGATTTTGAAGCTGTCAGAAATTCCGACAGCTTGAATATATCTTTTAGAGTAGTGACAAAATTCGGAAGTTTGGAGGTGGATGAGAGTGTACGAAGATAAGACTTATAAAAGTATCTTAGCAGATACTAAAGATGATATAGGCGATGAAATAATTAAATCAGAGGGTAGCTTAGTACATAATGCCTTGTCTGCTTTGGCTTACGAAATCGAAAAACTATACATTCAAATGGACTATATCATTGAACAGAGCCACGCTGGCACTGCGGATATAGAGCATTTAGAGATGATAGCACTTGATAGAGCAATAGTCAGAAAAGAAGCGACTAATGCATATGTAAAAGCTGAATTCAATGTGGCGGTGCCAATCGGCAGCAGGTACAGCCTGAAAGGATACAACTACAAGGCTGTAGAAGTTATAAATGATAGCTTGCATCAATATAAAATGATAGTAGAAGAGACAGGATTGGGCCCGAACGACTTACGAGGCGATCTTATTCCGATTGATTTTACCGAAGGACTTGAGAGTGCGAAGGTGACGGAGTTGCTTGTCGCAGGTGATGATGATGAAAGTAAAGAGTCTTTGTATAAAAGATATATTGAAAGTTTCACATCTCAAAGCTTTGCAGGCAATATTTCCGCCTACAAGGAAAAATTCGCAAGCATACAAGGTATTGGAGGCTCAAAGATATATCCGACTTGGAACGGAGCAGGCACGGTAAAAGCCGTACTGATATCTTCAGATTATACTGCAGTCAGTGACTATCTTATCAGTCAAATAAGGGCGGAAGCTGTACCCGCAAGGGGCAGTGGATACGGATGGGCGCCGATAGGTCATAATCTTACTATTGAGTCAGTAAAAGAGGTAGTTATAAATGTAAGCACTCAGATAACGTATGCAGCAGGATACTCAAGTAGTAATTTATCTGAAAAGATAAAGGAGAAAGTAAAAGAGCATCTTAAGGGCATTGCGGAGACCTGGAAAGAAGGTGATGAGCACACTGAAGCAATTGTATATATATCAAGACTCGAATCGGCGATATTAGATATACAAGGCGTACTTGATGTAAACAACACTTCTTTAAATGGAAACAGCAGTAATTTAACTTTGCAGAGTGATGAAATTCCAAAAATGGGCGAGGTGGTACTGACATGATAGAGGTTGATACACTTCAATATCTACCGCTTCACATAGCGGAGATAGAAGAGTTTAAAAAGATTGCAAAGACTTATGATAAGTACTTAAGACTTGTATGGCAGTCACTAAAAAAAGAAGAACTTAACAGGATTTTAGCCACAATGGACGAAAGTGAGTGCGCACAGTGGGAAGAGCTGCTGCATATAGTAGTAAATCCGGCTGACAGTCTTGAAGACAGGGTCAACCGCATACGCGGTTATTATGTGTCCGACTTGCCTTATACAATCAATAAACTTGATGAAGTATTAAAGGTTGTGTGCGGTGCGGATAACTATAAATTAAAAGTGGATAGCTCAAAATATTTGATTGATTGTGGTGTAAAACTCGTATCAATCTCTATGATTAGTGTAATTGCCGATTTGATAAGAAAGAGAGCACCTGCGAACATGCTTGTAAATGTGTATGCTTTATTCAATCGCTGGGAACGCTTTAAACAATTAAGGTGGTCAGAGATTACTACAGACACATGGAAGAAAATTCACGACGATAAAAAATGGCAGGAGGGATAGAAGATAAATGCAAAAGACGAGATTTTATCAGTTAAATAAACCGCAACTTTCAGATTTTGCAAACATAGAAGAAGCAATAAACCCGTCTATGGATATCATAGACACAAAGCTGAAAGAACTTTCTGATGACAAAGTAAGTGTAAATGACGGAGCAATAGCGGATGTAACCATGCCCCCTGGCTGGCTTGAGTCCACTGCAATATCGGATCTAAATCAGATAGAAGCGAAAAGAACTATAAAGAGCATACTAAGTGCTTTAGTGGGAGGTCTTAAGTATTTACAAGATTACTTTAAAAAGGTCAGAGTTGTACAGCTTAGGGCAAGCGCTTTTGGTAGCACAGTGCCCTACACGGCACGAATAGAGGTGGCAGGCTTAAAGGCAAGCGATACGCCGATAATCAGTCATAAGTTGCAGGATAATCTTACTGATATAGGCACAATAAAAGCCTGCTGGAAAGCTTACAGCTGCATAGATAAGATTGAAATTTATGACGGCTATATACTTGTAAAAAGCTTTAGAAAAAAGCCGGTGCAAGATGTATGGTTGATGGTGAAAGGAGGTTAATATGGCAGATGCGGTTTTAATGGCAGGCGGAGCAGGCGGGGTCACTTCTGACGATGTAACTGCTTCTAAAGCACAAGTATTACAAGGATATAAGACCGTTACTACTGACAGTGACGATGAGGTGGTAGACGGACAAATCAAAAGTGTGGACTGTGCAGCAAACGATTATAGCTATAATCGCTCAAATTCCTTTGGCATTGATACAGGGCACGGTACATTCTGGATCGAATTGCCACATCGAAATGCTTATTATTGGCGTGCGGATAATAGGCCACACACAGAAATTACAGTGTCTGCCCTTGGCAATGCTGCTGCTGCACAAGTGCTAGGGGGCGTCACTTTTACTAGTAAAAATGGAGTAGCGATTGGAGGTAGCATACCAAGGTGGGTATGCACTACAGGAAATGTAATCTCTGCTGGTGGTGATGGTTCCGCATGGGCTTGGGATGATGTATATGCTGGAAGGGGAAGAGGCGTGATATGCAGTATCCCAAACGGATGGTATATCGAAAACGCAGGATATATCTTTTTACCATCACCAAATTTATATTCTCAAAATGTGGTAAAAGGGGTCAATATCAATAATGTGATTGGGACTAGAGATTGGGTAGATGTTCCGTCTGACAGAACTATCGCTGGAGATGTAGTTTTTAATGTATCAACTTCTGAGCAGCAATCTATGTTGCATTATCAGAGAATTAACTTTGCTTCATACGAAGCATTGCTACTAGGAGTAGACCAAGTTGGCATAGATATCAGTAGAGGAAGACGATATGACAAAGGAAATGGGCGGTATCACATTGCTGACATTGCGGTTATAAGAGCTGATGTGCCTTTTTGGGTAAATACTGCGGATGGTTTAATCGCTCAATTTGTTGTTCGTAGAGAAAATAACGGGCTTCTTATATTTTATCAAGGTAATAAAAATTCAACGATTACTTTAAATATTTATTGTCATGCTTATTCATCAGCGATAATACAGGACTATTAAAGGAGGTAAAAATGAAACTTACAGTGTTCTATGACAAAACGACTGGCAATCTTTACGGGTCAACGATTGCAGCTAAAGAAAATGTTGAAATTAGAGTCTTTGATGTACGAGAAGGAGAACTCGTACAAAAGGTGGACTTGGAAAAGGGGGAACTAATCACAAAAACAGTAGGTAGCGTCAGCTCTGAGCAAATGGACGCTTTGAGGTCACAAATAGAGCTGTCAAACAGCAAAGTGGTAGCCCTCGGCCAATCGATTGCTGAGTTAACTACGATGATCTTAAGTAATGAAAAAGACAACGAAGAATAACTATGAGTAAATTAAAAGACATATTCAATAGTATACTCATAAAAATAATTTTTAAATCAATTGGAGGTACAAAAATGAAGTATAAAGGATTAGCAACTGTTTATGCGTATTTAATTATTGACAGAGAACTGACTTATGCAGAAGTTCCAAAGTTTTTGAAAAAATCAGTTAAAGAAATGTTAATTACCCTAGGTGCTGAAGAACTTGCAATGGAGGGCACTGCTGCCACAGATGCATAAAACACATTGTAGAGCGTTTTACAACACATTGAATAATGAGCTACTGCGAAGCGGAGAGTTTCTGTGGATCAGTGGCTCTTTTTAATATTTTTCAAAAAAGGAGATTTTTATGAGTATAGAAGCAGGTAGAAAGTTTTTGAGAGGTGATTACAGTCAGTATACACCGACCGGAAAAAGTTACTTTGTTAAACACGAAGAGTATAGTAAGACACCTCACATAGGCGATATTGTGTACTTTTACAGCGGTTCACTTCGTAGGGTTGCCCACGTTGGTGCGGTAATAAGCGTATCAAAAAAGGAAAATCTTTATAGCATTGATACTGTCGAAGGGAACACGAGTTCAGGCGAATTTGATAGAAATGGGGGTATGGTCGCTATTAAACACTATACTTTTAGAACTTCTCAAGTGGGTGGAGGACATCGCATCGATGGGTTTGGTACTCCACTGTATGATGAGAGTACTTGCAGTGTAGATGATTTTGTGAACACACTAAAAGCGGAAGTCGGATATATTGAGAAAGCAAGTAATAAAAACTTAGACGATAAGGCGGCTAACGCAGGGGATGCAAATTATACAAAATATGGTGCGTGGTATCAAGTAAATTGTGGCGGTGACCATCCAGCATATTGGTGTCAACAGTTTATTAGTTACTGTGCTTTTAAAGCTTGTCAGAAACATCTTGAGAATGTTATAAAAGGTCAGTGGATTAAGCAGAAAGATGGTTGGTATTACAAAGATGAGAATGGCAATGATGTTCGTGGGAAATGGGCAAAAATTGCTGAGAGATGGTATGTTTTTGATGAGGCAGGAAGAGCTATCAAAGGCTGGTTTAGGTCAGGAAATGACTGGTATTATCTCAATCAAGACGACTATGCCATGCTGGCTAGACAGTGGATTACTGTAAACGGGTGTGGTTATTATCTTGAAAGAAGCGGAGTAATGGCAAGAAATGCATATGTTAAAGGTGATGGGGATATCTATTATTTCGTATCTGAAGAAGGAAAATGGATGCACGAGTATGATACTAAGAGCCCAGATCTGGAAAAATATGAAGTGGCAGAATAAAGGGGGGAGCTTATGAGAACAAGCATTTTATACACGATCATTGGAGCGGTAGGAGGATTTATAGCTATGGCGTTTGGTGGATGGAGTGATGCACTTATTACACTTATGATTTTCATGTCTGTAGACTATGTCACAGGTCTCGCCGTCGCTGGTATCTTTAAGAAAAGTAAAAAAACTGAAAGCGGAGCACTGGAATCAAGGGCAGGGTTCAAAGGAATATGCCGTAAAGGCGTTGCTTTACTTATTGTGCTTGTAGCAACAAGACTTGATGTGGTGATGAAGACAACATACATCAAAGATGCAGTTATCATAGCTTTTATAGCGAATGAAAGCATTAGCATAATTGAAAATGCGGGACTTATGGGCGTACCAATCCCCGATGCTATTACAAAAGCCATTGACATTTTAAAGAAAGAATCAGAAAAACCAAACTAGTTTCTGCCTGGTAAAAAAAAACTAGCAGTCCGAGTATGGGAACGCCTAAACTGCCTTACCTTTCCTTATAAAGCCTTGTGATAATACCGCAATGCTAGAGTAAAGTTTAAAAAGTTTCTTCTATATAGTATGTCGCAAAAATGTCGCACTGATTTATAAGAAGCCTTATGTATAAAGGCTTTATAACCTATATATTATGTGACTTTTAATCAAGTTGTCCCGGGTTCGAGTCCCGGGTGTCTCAGGTTAAACAAAAGGAGTTGTGAGAATTTTTCAC